GTTCTGGTTGAGAGCTGCACCTACACCAGTTGTGCCCTCTGGCCTGAAACCCATGCCCCAGTTGGGGCCAACGCGGGCGAGAAAGACATAGCCTCTCACACCCACATTGTTGATGGGCTTGCCGAATTTGCTGCCGTCACCGAATAGGTTCATTACGGCTGGCAGCGTGGACACTTGTTCCTGAATTGCACCGTACACGATCTTCATGTCCGGTAGATAAGTGGCTGTATCAACACCCATAGCGTTCCATCCTCTTTGCTCAGTTTCAGCGAGGCGAGCCGCTGTGATGACGCCCGCGCGGGTGCGAGCCGCTATACGCTACCGCTGGCCGGGGCGGCAATATCACGACCAAACTCTTAGGACGAGTATGCTGGCTTGTTCTGAGCCGTCCTGATGCTGTCAGGATTGTTAATCATCTCGTCAAATCCGGGCTGCTTACCGGCTACAGCAGGCTTAGGTTGTCCCGGCCGTACAGCAGGGGCCACAATCTTCCCTTCCATGGCACGTCTGGCCAAGTAAGCTGCATCCCACATGGCTGTGAAGGCCTGGAATGCCTTCTGAATGGGCGCAGTCTTGCCCTCATACTTTAGGGCCTTCATGCCAGCGTCGTCATACTTCAGGGCTTCAGTGACCCCAGTAAGGATGAAGTCCTTCAGTTCAGGGGGAGCGCCAACAAAGTCCATACCGGCAGTCTTGAAGGTATCCGTGGCCAGTTGCGTGATGATATTTTCGGTGAGGGTATTGGCCTCATGCACCATTCTCTGATTCTCACGTTGCAGGACAGGGGACAGGCGTGTCTCGATCCCAGCAGCGATACGCTCCTCAAGCTCCTGTTGCTGAATGGCAGCGGCATCACCACTACCAGCGGCCTCAGCCTGTTGGGCTTCATACCGCAACTGGTCTAGCACAGGCAACAGACCATGGGCCCGGATGGCGTCGGCTACCTCAGCCTCATCAATGCCTAGGCTGTCGCCAATGCCCTTCAGTTCGGTGTAGACCTGCTGATAGGATTGCTGATATCGTCCAACCTCATCAGGCTTGACATTGAGGGACTGCCAAGGCTTGTGGTCGGCCTGTAGCTTCTCATAGTCAGCCTTCAGCTTGTTGTAGCCCTCACGCAACTGGGCGGGGACTGTGGGGGCGTCCCAATTCAGTTGAGGTGAGGCAGGAGTGCCACCCGCAGGTGCACCCCCGCCCCCAGCGCCAGTATCTCCACCGGCACCTCCCGTTCCGGGCCCAAGAGCCGCACCATCACCGCCGACTGCAGCAGCGGGTGTAGCAAAGAACATTTGCCGCTGTGTGAACCACATGGACTTGCGCCAGTAGCTATTCATTGTCGTCCCTTCCCATAATCGACTTCACCAATTTCTTTTTGCCTACAGTTTCCACTGAATCACCCTTCATCAAGTCCTGAGCATCAGTCCAGTTGAGTATGTCATCGTCGTTCCACGCCGCGCACACAGCAGCGGCCTCGACAGTATGCTGGAGTACAGTACACAAGCCTTGGTCTGTGTCCCATTTCTCAACAACCCCTTTAACTCTGTAGCGGTCACAGTCATCGCCCCCATTGACGCCACCACAGTTCGCCCCGCCATACTTCTGCCCCACTTCTGGGGCATTAATCCAAATGAGCCCAAGACTATCAGGGGTGTCCAGAACATCGTGGTAGCTTGGCTTGCTCTGGCGTGGGGTGTCTGTGCATTCCTGCAACGAACAACAGGGCCAGTACTCAATAGGATCACCGCTGTCTTTGTGGCCGATGACTGTAGCCACCTTGATGTCAGGGCCAAGGCGCTCACAGGTGAAGTCAGACGTATGTTCCTTGCAGGTGTAGCAGGATGCCGGTTTGCCGCCAAGCTCATCAGCAGTTGTGAACAGTACCTGAGCATCAGTAAGAATAGGCACACCATAGAAGTCCGGCTGGGACTTGTCCCGGCGCATACTGTCAACCTTCTTGAGTTGTTCCGGCCCATACTCTACAAAGCCCCCAGATTCAACCTTCGACTTGTCATCCCTGCCCATTTCATGCGTACTCTGCCTGTCCCTTGAGATTACCTAGAGTGCCCACTGTCGGGGCAGGGGAAAATGTAACCGTCAGGTCACCCGTGACGCTGTTGTAGGACGGTGTGCCGCTGATAGTGCCACCGCTGGCCGTCACACCGGATACAGAACCTGGCAACGGGTGAGCTGCGCTGAATGCTGCGGATACAACACCCGAATCGGGGATGAGGCAGACAGGATCGTGGGCGAAGCTGACCACAAGCTGAGTGTCGGTGCCATTCCCTTCCCAGTTGATGACAAAATTGATGTACTTTTTGAGATTAGCCATTGTGCCTCCTAGAATGGTGCCTGTGTCCAGCCAACAACACCCGATAGCGGTCCCGCTGTCGTCACCAACAGGCAGACATTGTTGCCCGCCACGGTAGTCCTTGTAACTGCCCCATTGCCCCCACCAAAATTGATAGTGCCGTTGGTGGCTAAGCTGAGGCCCCCGACAGCCGTGGAATTACCCACCATGGCCTTGGTGCCTGTACCGCAAGTGGAGCCTGTGCCCTCTACCATTGAGAATATATCAGCAGCACCGGCATTAAAGTTGTAGCTGCACACGTACACAAACATGTTGGCGTTGCCCGCCGTGACAATTTGCGTGTTGGCAGCTGCACTGACAGGGGTGTAGTTGTCACACAGGATGTTGGCGAACTGGGAGGCAGCCTTGGACGGGCGGGGATGGATGTAGGTATCGGCCTCGTAGCATACGAACACAGCCAATATCAACGCCATTGCAACGCAGATTGCCTTCTGTGCCCTGTTCATCGGCCTGCCCCTACTGGAGTGGGCTTGCCCAATCCCGGTGATTGCCCTTGCACATTCTTATTCTCAGCAGATGCCTGCGACAGTGCAGTGGATTGAATGTCACCGCTGGCCTGGGCTGCGCCGGCTGTGTGCGGGCCACCCTTTGACAGCCCCTTCACACTGGCAGCAGCCGCAGCCGCCGTCAACTGTTTGACCATACCGGCCGTCTCCTGCTTGTCCATTTCATCGATCGTTTCCATCAGGTGCTCAATCAGGGCCTGCTTGGCTTCAGGACGCCACTTCTGGAAGTCCCTGGCCTTGGCGGCATCCTTGTGGAAGTATATATGGATGTCCATGTCCTCAATGATGGGCATGGGCTTGATGTTGGGGGGGACATAGGGCTGGCCGGGCATTCCTGCCCCAGTCTTGAACAGTTGATTCTCCAGCCGGGCATTGGTGGCGTCACGGTTGAAGGATTGCATTAGCCCAGTCTCGCCAAACAGTTCAAATACCTTGGCCTTGATGGCAGGGTCGGTGATATCCAGCGCCCCCTTGTCAAACAGCAGCATCAATTCCTGTCGCCGCTCATCCCTGGTCTTGGGCAGGCCATGAGTGGTAGTCACCCAGTCCGTCACCTTGTCCAAATCCGCCCCCATAAACGCTTTGACCTCATCTTCAAGGCCAGGGCCTACAATGGCATTGATCTGGTCAGGCGTCATGTAGTGCTGAATGAATTTGACGTACTTGCGGATCGTCTCACACCAGAAACTGTTCCAGTTGGCGGCCGGTTTGCCAAACATCAGTTCGGCTTGCTGACGCAACTGTTGGATGGCGGAGGCGGCTGTGATGGCCCCTTCCTGCTGCCCACGGAAAGCATTAACCGCCATCGAAATATTCTGAAACTCAGCATGTAGATTGTCCCGCTGCTTGTAGATACCATCATCCAGATGGCCACTGGGCAACCGTTCAGGTTTCTCACTGGCAGGTCCAATCTTGCGGTACTTGATGACCTTATCCGACCGCCCCGTAATCTCGCTGACAATGGTGCTGATGTCCTGCATGATGGGGTCAACAGCCGATGTCATTGCGTGTAACTTAATGATGGACTCGTAGGCGTTGAGTTCGCGCTGAATCTCAACCAGATCAAAGCTGATGGAGCGCGGGAAGAATATAGTGGGCAGTCTCAGGTACTCACCCAGGGTCAGGGGATGCTCAGGAAACTCCCATTCCTCTTCATGGGCCATCTTGTCGTTGATGATGACGTTGTAGAAGCCCTTGGGGAACTGTTTCACCTTCCCCGGTGCCACATACATCTCCAGCACCATGCAGCTGTCCTTCACCTGTATCGTGGTGTTGCTGTAGCCGGTGTACCAGAAGTTCAGGGCATGTTCGTAGGTGACACTATAGCCATCGGGCCAGATGGCGTCGGGCTGGGCCTCAAAATTCCAGCGATAATGTATAGACTCAAGCGGCATACGATTGGCCCACAACATGTCGGGGCTGTCCTCGATACTTGTCGCCCCTGGTCTGGGGAAGGCCCACAGCGTGTTGCCAATGTCCAGTGACAGGTCGTAATTGTTCTGCTCCTCCATGGCAGGCTGACCCTGTTCATCCATTTCGGGGGCCATCATCTGAGTGTCATCCATGACCAGTTCATTGCCGCACTGGGGGCAGAATTGCGGGGGCTCCTGACCGGGGGTGGCCACGGTGTATTTGTCGCAGTTGCTGCACATTGTCCCTTTGGTGGCCTGCATGGACTTCTTGGGTACATTGGTTTTGTTGTTCTTGACCCTGATGATACTGAACACACCACCGGACAGCACGAATAGCTGCGCACACAGCCCACATTTATCCAACATTTGCCCAAACTGATGCTTCAGGGCCTCCTTGACCACGATGTGCTCACTCAGCTTGGTACAGACCTGGCTCACCATATTGGCGGTAGGATCATCAGCAGGCTTGGGGGTGGCCTCAATTTCAGGGATCTGGGCAAAGTTACTGGCCACAGCATCCACAGTAGGGCTGAATCGATTGATGCGTGGACGGGGCACCCACTCATCAGTGGGCTGTTGTGGCTGCCACACTTTACGGGCATCGTCCCAGTCAATCCAAGACTGGTTGGCGTAGAACAGTAGAGCTTGCCAGATGGACTGGTGGTAGACGATGTAGGCATTCTTGCGGTCATTCCATTTGTCCTGGGTATACTGCAAGGCCGCATTGGAGTCAAGTCCAGTGCCGACACCAACATCGGTATCTGACTGACCCTGTGCACCCAGGCCAACGGCCCCTTTGATGGCTTGTAACAGACTCCTCACTTAGCCCCCCTAGTTGCACATCCACACAGCAGCCGTCTGCCTGACAGCAAGGTGACCGGCACCGGCACCAGCACAGGGATTGGCCGTAGTGCAGTCAGTACAGAACAGTGTGGTGCCTATGGGTATGCCAAGCGTGGGCAGGTTGGCAAAGGTGACGCGGCCATATTGTAGAGCACCTGATGGGAATAGTGAGGCTGTCCTAGCATCGGTGATGGTGCCATTGCCACCATTGCCGCAAGCCGTGGCGTTGCAGACCACAGTGGCTAGGGCAATTTCACCAGCAGCAGGGAACAGTAGAGTGGCCGGGGTACCGGGGGTGGCACCCGTGCCAGGAGCGGTTACACCCACCTTGGCATACACCAGGTTTTGAGGACAGCTGTAGACAATCATGAACGTAGTGCTGGCCGCCAAGGTAATGTTGGATTCAGAGATTAGCTCGTT